CTACGCAGTCAATCAAGCAAAGTGGAAAGCAGCACAAGAGTATTGTGCTGATCGTAGAATAGAGTTTAAGATCATAACAGAAAGAGAACTCGGAATCAAATGAATCGTATCGAACCGATCCTGGATATTCTAAATGGTGAAACCATGGATCAGGAACAACAAATGATGTTCATCATGGAAGCACTTAGCGATACTGTGACACCGATTCCAGATGTTGGAACACTCTGCACTTTCGTATACAATGCTAAGACTCCTAATCTAAGATATGATCAGCACCCACTCGTAGCAGTCACTGATTTATTTGCTTGGGGATTCCGCGGGACAAACTTTCATCATAGAGAAACAAGACAATATACTTGGGGAGAGATTGTAGGTCAAGTTTACATCGTTAAGAGAGAAGAACTTGATGACTTGTTGTCTGTAAATTATGGAAAGTTCATCACTAAATAGATAAAAAACTATAATGGCTCCGGTATCAGCAACGAGCAAAATAACAAAGGTAAGATTAAACTACGATCCAGAGAATCCTGAGGCTGGTGGCGTATTTTTGCCTGAGATTTTTACCGCCACTAAAGTAACAAGAACCGGAGAGACTAATGCCGATGGAGGTCCCGTCTATAAAACTGAGGTAATAAGATATGATAATGCTAAAGGTGATAATCCTAAAGTCATTGCAACTTCATCTTCAATAAGTCGCGATGATAATAGGGGAAACGAAAATTATGACAGTCGTTTAGTGCCCACGGATAATGCCACCCCGGCAGAGAAAGTAAGCATGGGTCTTGCAATAAGAAATGCACAACTAGATCAAGTTAGATCAGTGCAGGATCAAGTTGCATCAAGTCCGAAAGAAAATAGAGAACTATTTAAAGTTGGTGGGAGTGGTTCGCAAACGGAAAATTCAGATCTCCCTCCTGTAATCTCAGAGGAGGCTCCCTCAGTCCCTGTTCAAGATTCAGCACCTGGGGGTAACAATAGCACCGATAATAGTTTCCCACCACCTCCACCAGCAAGAAGTTCATTTCAGACTTTTATCTATCCAGCAGATATAGGCAAAACAGGGCAAGACACTATTAAGTTTTCTATATTAGAAAGAAAACCGAAAGGTAATATAAGTAGTGGTGGCGGTAGAACAGATCCAGCGACTAGAACACAAGCCGCAGTTGTCTTACCTATTCCTGGTAACTTGACTGATCAAAACAATGTATCCTATAAAGAGTCTTCGCTGAATGCACTTCAACTTGCGGGAGCTGAAGATCTTATATCATCTTTGACTGATGATGGTGGCAAACTCGGTCAAAATATAACAAAAGTTTTAGGAACAGCAGCAGGATCAAATAATTTAACGGTCAAAGCAGCTCTCGCCGCAAAAGCAACATCAAGTGCCTTAAACATACCTGGAGGTCTTAATGCACTTCTCTCTAGAACCCAGGGCACGATTTTAAATCCAAATATGGAGTTACTATTCAATTCTCC